AGTTACCAATTATAGAGAGAGACGATGAGAACTTATAAGATATCTGATACATATCATAAGGTCTTCGACGACAAGGAAGAGCTGCCGTCAGGGATAGATGTTATTCCTGAATGGCGCGATGCCAAGATAGGTGACTGGGTGGAAGCGGACGACGGATGCTATATCCAGATTCTACGTAGAGGGAAAATGAAAGCGACTTGGGGAAAGAATCGGGTACGTCACTATGTTGGCACTTGTACTGGAACCTTTATGTGTAATAAGAAAGCAAAGATGGATACCTCTAAGCGCGAGAATGTTTGGACTATATCTGGCAAGAATACTGAAAGACTTATATTTGATAGGAAGACGCTTACCAAGAGAGAGTTAGTATTTGTACAGTTTGTTACCAGTGGTGCATCCTTGCAAGATGCTTACCTGAATGCATTTGATACAGATAATCCTAGGTACGCTATAGAGCAATCAGCTAAATTAATGAAGACAGAGAGGGTCACAAAAGCCATGAGAGAAGAATTAAAACCAATTCTAAAAGAATTAAATATTGATGACAAATCTGTTCTGAAAGGCATCAAGAGGGTCGCAGAGAATTCCGAGAAAGATGAAACAAAGCTTAAAGCATTATTTAAACTTTCAGACATCTTAGATCTCGAGGATAAAACTCAGACCAAAGTTACCCAGCTTAGTGGGACTGTCTTTCAGGGATTTGCAGATAATCTTTTAGATGAAGTGCAACGTCCCAAGGAAATAACAAAGGGAGAATAAAGTGATTAAACTTATCATACTTTCCGCATTACTTAATACAGGAGAGATAACAGCTTTACCTCCTGAGGGTACGAAAACAGAAGCTAGTAGACGCAGAGGTAAGGGGCATAAAGGTCGCAGAAGAGGAGGCAGTGGACTTAGATAGTGGCTAATGTTAATTTCCATAATGTAGGTAAAGAGGAGGAAACTTTAAGACTTGCATATAAGGATCTTGTTGCATTTGGGAAGTTATTTCTTCCAGATGACTTTATGAGATCTGAGACACCACCATTTCATTATGAAGTGGCTGATGCAGTTAATGATTTAAGTATAAGGCAGTTGGCAGTTATCCTGCCTAGGGGGCATGGCAAGACTGTAATGACAAAGTGTTCTATACTGCATGATTTTTTGTTTACCAGGGAACCACTATTCTATGGCTGGGTAGCAGCAAGTTCAAAGATTAGTGTTCCTAACCTTGATTATATCAAATACCATTTGGAATACAACGATAAGGTAAAGTATTTTTTCGGGGATTTAAAGGGTAAAAAATGGACAGAAGATGATATTGAGCTCAGAAATAACTGCAAGCTTATCAGCAAATCGAATCTATCAGGTATTAGGGGCGGTGCTAAACTTCACAAGAGGTATGATCTCATTGTATTGGATGATTTTGAGGATGAGAATAATACCATTACGCCTGAATCTAGAAGTAAAATTGCCAACCTTGTTACGGCTGTTGTGTTTCCTGCTCTTGAACCTCATACTGGTCGCCTTAGAATTAATGGTACTCCCGTTCATTATGATGCATTCATTACTAATATCCTTACTGGTTATAGCAAGGCGCAGGCTAAAAAAGAAGATTATAGTTGGAAAGTAATTACCTATAAGGCTTTACAGCCTGATGGTATGCCTCTCTGGCCATCATGGTTTGGACTTGAGGAGATGGAGAGAAAGAAAAAGTTTTATGCAGACTCTGGTCAGCCACAGAAGTTCTATCAAGAATATATGATGGAAGTCCAGAGCGAGAAGGATGCAATATTTACAAGAGAACATATTAAGCATTGGGATGGACAGTTTGTACATGATGATGAAACTGGCATTAGTAGTATAGTTACAGGGGATGGTGATGTTAAGCCAGTCAATGTTTTCGCGGGGGTTGACCCTGCTACGGATTCTCAGCGTAGGGATGCTGACTATAGTGTTGTTATCTTTATTGCTTGCGATGTGGACAATAATATTTACGTTCTCGATTATCTTAGGAAGCGCAGTATACCTGTGCTCGGTATTCCAGGCTCTGATAAGAAAGGCATTGTGGATTATTTATTCGATTATGGAAAGATATACCACCCCTTAATGTATACTATTGAAGATACTTCCATGTCTAAGCCTGTATTTCAGGCTATAAGGGCAGAGAGTCTCAGAAGAAATGATTTCTCTGTAGGGTTCAAGGAAGAGAAACCAGGAACTAGAATGTCTAAAAGAGATAGGATACAGGGGATATTGGCTCAAAGATTTGCAGTAGGACAGATGCATATTAAGAAGAATCATTATGACTTGCAGAGAGAGATAATAACATTCGGACCTAGGATGGCACATGATGATACTATTGATGCATTAGCATATGCATGTAAGTTTGCTTATCCTTGTAATTTTAGTGAGGGTAAGGATGGGCAGTGGACTAAAAAGAAACCAAAGGCTAAGTCATGGGTAACAGCATAAAAAGAGACGAACTATTTAATTTTATACGATGGATCAATTTAATCATAGGATTTATGAATCTATTTTTATTCTATAGAGGAGCTGGTTACCATCTTCTAGGCATAGGTATATTAAATGTTGGTGTCTGGGTTGCAACAAGGAGAATCAAGGCATGAATTGTGTTATGGGACTTACTATTAGGATTGTTTATTGTAGGGGTTGTTAGATATGGAGATTATATCAGTGATGAATGCCCGCAGGCGAGTTACACCTGTCCAAAAATATGTGATGTAGATCACAAACACTATCCAAGAGAGGGATGTGAAAACAAAAAAACGAAAGGAAATATTATGCCAGATCCAAAAACATGTATTGAAGCAGGACTAGAACCTGGTACTAGGGAGTATGAAGATTGTGTAGCTTATAAAGGGAAATATAAAAAGAATAAAAAGGTAAAACGTGATAAGAATATTGTGCCTGCACAAAGGTATTAATAGAGGAGTAATATAAAATGCCAAAGAAAAAGAGAGCAGATGAAGTAAGACAGTTATATAAACTTTCTAATAATTGGACTAGAAAGCAGTGGGAGTTTATAAACCAGAAGGGTTTTGATTTTGCTCATGATGAGCAGTTATCACAGGAAGAAAAGGATGGGCTTGAAGAACAAGGTATGCCTACCTTTACTATCAATCGTATTCTTCCAGTTGTGGAGATGCTCAATTTCTATGCAACTGCTAATAATCCAAGATGGCAAGCTATTGGAATAGAAGGTTCTGATTCTGATGTAGCTTCAGTATTTGGGAATATGGCAGATTATATATGGAATCTGTCTGATGGTTCTACTTTATATTCTAATGCTATTAATGATGCTATATGTAAAAGTGTTGGATATATACTTCTTACTGTAGATCCAGATCAGGATAATGGAATGGGTGAGGTAGTATTAAAGCAACCTGAACCTTTTGATATCTATGTAGATCCAAAATCCAGGGATATGCTTTTAAGAGATGCAGCATTTATCCTTATAAGAAAGATTCTGCCTAAAAATCATCTTATTAAATTATTTCCTGATCATAAAAGAAAGATAAATGCATCTTCTTCTGATGAAGCAGGTCAATATAGCTGGAGTGAGAGAGCTACTGGTGACGCAGAACAGGAATTATTTACATATAATGATTCTATGGATGAAGCTCAGTCTATTGCTCCAGATGGCACTCAGGATAGTATGATTGAATTCTTTGAAGTGTATGAGAAACTAAAGATTCCTCATGTGAATGTATTCTATAGAGTACCGCCTAATAAGGAGCAGTTAGCTCAAATTCGTAAACAGGTTGAGGTGCGAATGAAAGAAATGGCAGCTGAAATGGAAGTAGGTCTTCTAGAGCAACAGAAATCAATGCAGGAGGCTGTAGAATCGGGGGAGATGATACCAGAACGTTATGAGCTTGAGATGGAAAAAGCTCAGCAGATGATGCAACAACAATTACAGGCAGCTGAGCAGGAATATATGAGCCAACTTCAGGCAGAGGCATCTAGAATAGAAAACCAGATAGTTAGCGAGAAGGCATTTAATATTTTAATAAAGGATGAGGAGTTTGCTAGTACTGTAGTAGAGACAATACGATTTCATGCTAATAGGATAAAGTTGACTTGTATTGTTGGTGATAAACTTTTATATGAAGAAATACTTCCAGAGAGTGTAACAGATTATCCTCTTGTACCATTTCACTATAAATGGACGGGAACACCATTTCCAATGAGTGCTGTGGCACCACTTATTGGGAAGCAAAGGGAAATGAATAAATCTCATCAGATTATGGTGCATAATGCATCTCTTGGCAGTTCTTTGCGCTGGATGCATGAAGAAGGGTCTATCGATATGGATTATTGGGAGAAGTATTCTTCTTCTCCTGGTGCTCTGTTACCTGTTAGACCTGGCACTACTCCTCCAACCGCAGTGCCTCCAGCGCCACTTTCTAATGCCTTCTTTACCATAGTTCAGGAGGGTAAGAATGATATGGAATATCTGGCTGGTATCTATTCCTCTATGCAGGGAGATACTCAGCAGCAACATGAGACATTTAGAGGAATGCTTGCATTGGATGAATATGGAACCAGAAGAATAAAGCAATGGATGCAACATTCTATAGAACCTGCATTAAGACAGCTTGGTAGATTGGTAATGCAATTTACTCAGGCTGTATATACAGCTAATAAAAGGTTTAGAATTATTCAGCCATCTGCTCTACAAGAACAAAGGGAAACTGAAATTAATATTCCTATCTATAATGATATGGGAGAGGCGATTGGTAAGTCTATGGATTATGCTGCTGCGAAGTTTGATGTTACTATAGTAGCTGGGTCTACACTTCCTGTTAATAGATGGGCATATCTTGAAGAATTAAAACAACTTATGCAACTGGGAGTAGTAGATGATATCGCTGTCCTTGCAGAAACAGATCTTAGAAATAAGGAAGGTATTGCTAAGAGGAAGAGTCTATACGCTCAAATGCAGGGACAGATATCTCAAATGGATGAGCAGATTAAAGATCAGGCTGGAACTATTGAAACATTAGAGCGTCAATTAGTTCAAGCTGGTATTAAAGGAAAGGTTATGCAAGGTGCTATAGAACTTGAGAAAAATAAACAAGATATGCGTGGAGCTAGAGAATCAGCTCTCCTTGAGACTGAAGCTCAGCAGAAATTATTACGTAATGTAATGAAGAATGAAGTTGATGTAGCATCTGAAAGAATGGATATAGCAGTTGCGAATGCTGGAAATAATGTAAAAAAAGATTAAAAAACTTCTTGCATTAATATATTTAATGCATTATAAGTTTATAGACTCTTAAAT